TTATTCAAAATGTTCGGGCGCCAACGCTCTGACATAGGCCTGACAGGCCTGCAAGGCAATCAGTCCGCGATCACCTTCGTCGGTGATCGCGACAATTCGTTGAGCATGCGCCGGGTCAAGTCGGGCGCGTACGGTTGCATGATCCACGCCGCCGGTGCCGGCGGCGGCTGGCACTGCACAGCCTGCGGCAACGTCGCCTGCGTCGAGGAGGACTGACAGGCGCACATCAGCAGTGGCAAGACGATCGCGCAGGCGATCCTGATCACGTTGGGCATCGCTCAGCGCTCGATAGTGGGTTTGTTCACTGGCTGCGAGCCGCTGCTCGAGGGCCAGACGTTTATCCTGTTCGGCTTGTTGCGCGGTGGCTGCGGTCAGGGTCAGTTGATTGAGGACTTCTGCGTTTAACCGAGCCTGTTCGGCCAGTTGCCGTCCATAGCGCCAGTCCTGAAGCTGCCACGCCAGCGCAGCAGCCCCTAGGGCCAGCAATACAACGCCGATCACTCGCCAGGTGATTGGCATAACACAGCCCTCGCTCGCGCCCAGATCTCGAGCCGTTCCTGCAAGCCGTTCAACCCGCCGTTGATACGACGGGTGATAGTGTTGAACTGGTCGCGGTCGGCGAGCTCGTTCAAGCCATTCTTTTCCCAGAACCACGCGGCGGACTCGGCGGCCCATTGCGGCTGCTCCAACAGTTCCGGCAAGGACAGCAGACGCTCATCGCCGAACAGCCCGACGCTGCATTGACGATAGTTGCTAAGGCCGGTGATCTGTATCAACCCGCGACCGCGGTACTTTTGTCCATCACCATCGGCCTGCGGCGTATTGCCCAGACGTAACGCCAGCGTGCCGGTGTCGTATTTGCTCAGGTACTGGTTGTTGCCCAACTCGCGCACGTACTGCAACTGGCCCGATTCGTGGCCGATTTGCGCAAGAAATGCAGCGACACGTTTAGGCGTATTGATGCGGTGGTTGGCCATGGCGCTATTGAGCGCAGAAACAAAAACGCCCGCTTGGGAGCGGGCGTTGGGCATGATGTTTAAAAGGTTGTTTTCAGTTATTTGCATGATGCGTAATCCTCCCTGGATGATCGGATTGAATCATGGTTGCCGACCAAACACTGCCAACCATTTGCTTTCCGGAATTTTCGGGGAAACAGTATTGAATTTGAGGCCTGCAGATTTAGAACGCAGCTTCCAACCAACTTGGCGCCACCGGTCGATGCTCGCTGAACGGGAAGAAAGAACCCTGCGGCCAGTCACGCAATTGACGGCGATAGGTTTGCAATTCGGCGTATTGCCCGGTGGTCAGCGTCGTGCCGCCACCGTCCTCGAGCTCATCGCGATCGCGTGCGACCAGACCGTCCGTGGCAGCCAATTGCGCAGTGCGCCACCGGCGCTCGATGTCGGCTGCTGCTTCTGCCGACGGAGGCGGTGGATCAACAAGAATGGGGTAGCCGTTATCCGCACGCACTCCAATCACTTTTGCAGTGACGGCCAGTTGCTGCAGCAGCGAAATCCAATAAGTCTGAGGAATTTCGATGACATCAGCGGGAATGTCGATTGAGTTGATACCCGGTACATAAACGCCCCGGGTGCTGGCGCTGAACAAAACGTTATGCAGATTCATTCAATAGCCCTTCGCGAAATAGTTGATACCCCAGCCCGCAGCAACGTTACCGCCGAAATCACGCACCTTGAGCTTGCAGCCTTGTTGCTTTCCTGAGCCTGCGATCAAGATGACCATTGCCCCGTCGCCGCCCGCATGGGTGGCCACTACTGAAGAAAATGCAGTGGGGAAGGAAATTGGAAATGTGATATCGACTTCGCCCTTGGCATCCGTTGTGCCGACGCCCCATTGGTCAATGTTGCCGCTGGCAAACCTTTGATAGCCAACGTTGCCGTTAATGCCGGAATGGGCGGTGGCGTACCGATCGCTGACCGACCCTCCGTACAGCCGCCATTGGTTGGCCAGTTTGATCAGACACGCGGAATCACCGAGACCGAGTTTCAACGACCCGATCGTACCGTTACAGGTTTCTATTTGTTCGTTAGCGGCGGGATTGATGGTGAGCACACCGTTGCCCGCGTTGATCACGTGAAGTGTGCTGGCATGGGTGATGCCATTAATGGTGGGCAGCGTTGCCGTGATCGGCGTTGTACTGGCAAAACTCGCCACGCCCCCCACGTTGGCCATGGTCAGGGCAGTGCTCGTCGGGTACGAAATGAATCCGGAAAACTGCAAACCCGCGCGGGCCACGAACTCGGTAGTAGCGACTGTTTTGCCTTTGTCGAACTGCGGCGCAGTCACGAACAGATTGCTGCTACGCAGCGCACTGAGCAGCTGATTATTGGAGGCCTCCGTAGGGGTCAGGCCCGCGCTCTGGATGACCGTCAACAACTCTTGCGTAACACCATTGCCCCAACTGGCTGGAATCAACGACCCCGGCTTGCCCGTCAACAAATCCTCATCAACGAACTTGCCGTCCATCAACCCGGCGCTGGGAACACTCTTTGGATAATCCATGACTCATCTCCTTATCTGAAAATACATGCGAGCGGAGCGTCAGCCTGCATCGGCCATCAACCAATGCGGCGCTGTCGGTCGAGAGACCGCTGCCGGGAAAGTTTTGGATTCGGGCCAATCGCGCAGCGCTTGTCGGTATTCGAGTAGCTCCAGATATTGCTGGGCCTTGAGCGTCGTGCCCCGGCCAAGTTCCTGCTCATCGCGATGACGCGCCACCCGCCACTCGGTCGCCGCAAGGGACGCATCCCGCCACGTGCGATCAGATGTCCTTGGGTCTTGCTCTGCAACAACGCCTGCTGGAGTAACCACTGCTGTTTGCAGAACCTCCTGTGTCTTGATTTGCTGCGGCACCTCGCTCAGCGGCGCACCGATTTCGACTTTCATGCCGTCCGGCACCTGCACCATTGTCTCGACGAAGGCCGGGGCGAACAGTTGGGTAATCAGGTAGTCACCGGTATCGATCAGTTCGACCGCGACACCGTTTTCAACTCGTGCATAACGGGCCATTACTCGTACTCCCAGATTTCACAGAAGGCGTTGCCGCCAGCGCCGCTGAGCACTGAAGCGGAAGCGTTGGTTGAGCAAGAGCCGCTTCCCCCTGAGCCACGGCCACCAGAACCGCCAGTTCCGTTTACGCCGATACGTGGGGCACCGCCGTCGAACGGACTAGAGCCGCCAGCCCCGGCAAGTACCCCCCAATTGGCGTTGTACATCCCGTACTCACCACCGATGCCACGCGCATTGGAAAGTGTGCCACCGGTAACGGCCTGCCCTCCTGCACCTCCATGAATGAACCCCACTGCCGTTGCAGTTACCGCCAACGTCAGGATTTGCCCTCCCGCACCGCCCGCAGCACTCATATATGTGCCGAAGGAAGCGCCTCCTCCTGGCTGGCCCGCCGCGTTACTTGCTGCACCACCGGCCCCCAGCGAAACAGGGACACCTGCCAGCATTTGTGGGGTTACCTCATACAGGCTCTCCACGTACGCACCGGAACCTCCGCCGCCGCCGATCATTTGATGACTCGCAGCTACTGGCACACAACCGCCGCCAGATCCACCCGCCCCAACCAATCGCACGCGAATACGTTTGGCTTTCGGATTTGGCTTGTAAACAGTGATACCAACCGTCTCGATCTGCCTGATTGCCAACAGTCGCCCGCCGGCATCGGTGATGCCGTAGCCACTCAGCGTGGTCGGGGTGTTTTTCAGTTTGCGGAAGTCGACCAGCGCGCCAATGGCGGTGGCCAACTGGTCGGTTTTAGCCTCATCGGGCGTCAGCCCGGCAGCCTTGATGGCGTTAAGAATTTCTTGTGTAACGTTGTTGCCCCAGGCGGCGGGGATCAACGAACCCGGTGTTCCGGCCACGGGGTTTTCATCGACGAAACCGCCGTTGACCAGGCCAACGCCGGGGATGCTTTTGGGATAGTCCACTGCACATTTCCTTGTACTGATCAGTTGACGTCGGAAGCACCGGGGATCACCGGCCAACTCACTTCTTGCGGAAAACCCGGCTGTTTTTCGATGCGATTGAGCTCCACGCTGTAGAGCTTCCATTCGATCAAAAGCAGCTGTTCGTCATGGTCGGCATCGCCGATGTCTTCGGCGTATTGCAGGGGGGCGATGCGCAAAACAGCATCGCGCAGAAGCGTGTCGCGCTGAGCAATGGCTTTGGCCGAGATGTCCGCCAGACGCCGAGGCTCACTCAAAACCCATGCGTTGTCCTGCCATACATGAAACTCATCAGGGCAAGGCTCTGCGGTGAACTCTTCCGCCAGAACGCCCAATTCGCTCCAGGTATGTTGGGCACCGTTAACCTTGCTATAAACGGTGCCGCGCAGATCGACCAGCTCGCGGGGAACGCCGTTGGCCATTGCCCACGTGCGACCCTGTTCCGCCGCTGGCAATTCATACGCCAATTGGACCGCGTTGGCTGGCAGTTGAACGCCGATGCCGGGCGTGACGAAAAACTCCACCGGCCCCACCAGAGCGCCAGCGTCATCCATTAGATAATTGAACATGAAGAGCCTCAGATGACTTTGATGCGGCCGGGATAGGCGACGTTGCGAGGACGGGAGGAGAATGTGTACAAAATCGTGTTGGCCGTGTACTGTTGGTAGACGGTACCTGCAGGATAAATCGGACCGCCATTAGCCGGTTTCACCCATGTCTGGGCTTCATGAGTCTGCGCTCCGACTGCGGAAAGACTGTCGGACCAGCGAGAACCTACCGCCCCTGCACCGCCCCCTCCCATTGCATACGAATGCACGGTACCTGCCTGATTGGTGCCCATTATTCGGCCGATGTCAGCGTTGCGTCCCTCGTCCAGAACCCGCAGAAACTCACCGCGCAACTCAGGCCCACGAAAGGTCAGTGCACCATCTCCCGGTGTCCAGTTCCCCTCATTACCGGCCCGAGTAGCCTCGGTATTGAGCATTCCCGAACGCTGGGCGTGATCCCAGAGCCACGGCCACTCAGAACGATTCATTAACGTACCGTTGAGCGCCCCATAGCCACCGGGACTGAGCAGAACCGTGGTCTCAAAAAACGGCCGCCCCAACGGGGTATTGTCGAAACGGCCGACCGGCCACCAGCTCCCCGCACCGTCGCTACGCAAATGCCACCAGTCACCGCCGCCCATCAGTACGAAGAACGGATACCCACTTGGCGATAGATGGGTATGAAAGCGAATGCGGTCGGTGCCGGAGGCCTTGATGACCAGGCGATTGCCGCTGTTGTCCACCCGACGAACAATGACATCACGCACGCCGAGGGCAACATCGGCCGGAGGTAGCAAGATGGTCATGGGAGCAGGACTGCCGTCGATCAACACAAGACCAAGTTCTTGCCCGGCCAACGTCTTGGAAGCAGCGATCCGCGTGACAACCGAACGCATCGGACTGGCACTCGCGACAATCGCCTGAATCGCCTTGAGCAACTGGCTGTTGTCCGCTTCCGAAGCCACCAACCCACCGCCGCTGATCACACTCAGGATCTCCTGAGTCACGCTGTTGCCCCACACCGCCGGAATCAACGAACCGGGCTTACCCGCCACCGGGTTTTCATCGACGAAGCGGCCATCGACAAGGCCGACGCTGGGGACGCTTTTTGGATAATCCATAGGTCTTTCGTTCCTCTGAAATAACAAATGAACCGCGTCACGAGGGTTGCTGCTGCAGTCTCGTCCGAAGTCTTTTTCTGAAAATAAAAAGCCCACGATGAAGTGGGCTTGAGAGATGCAAAACGAAGGTTCTTGATCTAGCTGTTCTGGCCGCTGACCAGTTGGCTTATAGCCAACAGCGCCTCGTCGGCGGCGCTGCGCGCCAGATCGATGTTGCCCTTGGTCGCGTGCGCGCGGATCTGCATTTTGGCCTTGAGGCGCAGGGTGCGCAGGGTCAAGAGGTGATCGGTGAGTTGCCCGGCTTTGCCGAGAATCTGCTCCGCAGCCTGTTTCGCGGTGCGGCCCTTGACTACCCACGCAGCGACCGACAGCGGCACTTCCTTTTTCGGGTAACCGGCGTCCTGATAAGCCTGGGCGTCGGCGGCGGCCTGGGCGTATTCCATGGCTTTGAGCGGGTCGCCGGCCAGTGCCGTGCGAGCGTTGTCGGCGGCGGCATCGACTTTGGTGCACAGGTGTTCAGTTTCCTGCTCGTCCAAAACACGTTTTTTATCAGCGCTCAGTACCCACTGTTCGCCATCCCATTCGTGGGCAGTTGAAGGCTGGGGAACACGTAACTCGCCATCGAACTGGTGAAGTTCTTGAATAACGATCATCGAATAAGCTCCCACGAAAGCTGGACGTTCACGGCGTCAGAAAAGTTGATCGCGATACCAACGCTGTAGTCGGTGACTGGATGGCTCTTGATGCCCATGCTCAGCAATAATTCGTCACTGTCGGCAACCGATTGTCCAAGGTTGTGCTCAGCCTGATAGCACTGCCAGAGCGAGCGCAAATTGGCGTGATCGAAACTCGCAGTCAGACTGGAAACCGTAACGTCATTGACGATGTTGTTACTGAACAGCACGCACGGTGCAACCGTGGCCGGGTTCCAGCCACCCGGGTTATTGGAGCTGCCGGCGATAATGGGCGACAGAAAGCAATAGTTGCCTCCGGCCCAACCAGTTGACGGAAAGGCAACCGTTGTCACTGCCGTCGACGACGGAGTCGGGTTACCAGCAACCAGACGAGCAGAACGTGCATGAGGATCAAGCGGGAGGAATATTGCCCCAGTGCCATTGACGGTTTGTGTCCAGGTCAAACGTGCCCTGTTGTAAATGGTGCGCACCGTAGGCACGGAACCCGGCGCACCGGTCACCACCCACGCCAGGCACATGTCCAGCGCCGTGGATTGGAATCCGCCACCGGTAGCACCGTTGAGTGCCCCTTTCAGTGACTCCGGCACCACATCGTGAATGCCACCCCTTTGCATGTAGAACGTCAGCACACCACCGATGACCTGCGCACGCAGAAAGTAATGGCTGCTGGGCAGAAGATCCGCACTGCTCCAGGACGAAGTCACGAAAGTGCGTGAACGCCCCAATTGGCCGCTCACCACTTCCTGGCCAAGGCTGATAAACGTACCGGCAGCAATCGAAACTCTGCCACCACTGGTGGATGCCGCAGCCGGACTGACTGGCAAACGACCATCGGAGGTGGCGACCGTCGGCAGCGGCAATGCCACTAAAGGCAAAGCCAGATCCTGATTCCAGCCCTTGGATGTTACGGACTGAATCGCCTGCAACAACTGATCGTATTTGTTTTCATCCGGCGCCAGATCCCCGGCCTTGATCACGTTAATGATTTCCTGCGTGACACTGTTCCCCCACTCCGCCGGAATCAACGACCCCGGCGTTCCCATCAGCGGGTTCTCATCGACAAACTTCCCGTTCACCAACCCGGCGCTGGGCACACTTTTCGGATAATCCATCCCATTTACTCCCTAGTCATAGTTGATGTGCACCTTGGTATGCGCCGGCGCACTGCGGTGGATCAGGCATTCCAGTGCCGAGCCCGGGTTTACGCCGAAGCGTTCGCCCCAGTAACTCGCCCCGAAGCGTCGACCCAGCAGCAGGCGGCCGCCGGTGTTGAGCGTCCACATGAATTGCGCTTCCCAGGTGCCGAAATGCGCCGCGCCGAACCGTGCACGACCCATGCGTGGGGCTTCGTGTTCGGTGATGGAGGCGTTGGGGTAACCCTGGCTTTTGGCGATTTCGAGGTAGTAACCGACGGCCTGACTGCCAACCGCGAGCAAGCGCCGGCGCACGGCGAGGCGGCGGTCGTCGAACAGCGGTTCGGCGCCCAGGCACGGGTCGGGCAGGTTCATCACCCGCTCCCAGTCCGGCACCAGTTCACTGACGCCGGCCGGGTCCATTTCGTTGAGCAGGTCGGCGGCGCGGGCGTCGAGGCGCGCCAGTTCGACGGCGACGCCTTGCAGCACTTCTTCAAGTTCCGGAACCCGCTCCGGGTCCCATGCGGGACCCGATGGCAGCAATGCGCGAAGTTGCGCCTGATATTGTGCGGCGGTTCTTATGCCCCCCATACGCAACCTCCGAAGGTGAGCAGTTCACTTGGGGCGGCGGGCACATCGACGACCGGTGCGGTGAGCGTGTGATCGTATTCGCCGCCAGCGCTGCTGATGGCTTCACGGATGTGGCTGATCAGCAACGGCACGCCAAGATCGGCTTCACGGTTGTGCAAGTCGCGCAACTGCGCTTCGACGGCGGCACGCACGGCGGTGGTGTCGGGATTGACGCTTTTGAAGCGATACACCACCGGCACTTGAATCGGCTTCTGCACATGCACTTCGGCGGTGACCGGGCGCAGCGGTTCGATATAGTCCTGAACCTCTGCCAGTTGCTCGTCGTTGGGTACTGGTTGCGGATCGTCGTCACGCATGATGAACACCGTCACCGTACCCGGACCGAGCAAACCGCCACGGCACCACGCGCGGGTCACGCCCGGCACTTCCAGCGCCCAGGTCTCGTAGTCATTGGCCGAGCCGCCATGGGGGATGACGCGATAGGAGCGGATCACCCGCGAGCGCAGCGACTCCAGACTTTCGCGCGCCACGCCCCCGCTGAGTCCTGGCGCCAAAACGACAAAACTGGTGCCGACAATGCCGGCGATCGGCTGCACCGGGGTCAATGCCAGACCGGCATCGGCGTTACCCAAACTTCCGGCATCCAGCGCGGCGATGGTCGTGGTGTTGATGCCATTGGCGGTGGTGCGCGCCGTGGTCACTTTGTAAGTGCGACCGTCGTTCGTTTGCAGCAGCGTGTCCACGTCCAGCACTGCGCCGGCCGTCGCGGTGAAACTGACGCTGCCGCTGGCCACTTGCGCGGGTTTGCGCGGCTGGTTCAGACGCAGGGCGGCGATGCGTTCCAGGGTCGACTCGTCGGCCTTGTCCGGCAGGATCTGCTCGGCGATCCAGTCGAGATAACCGTACAGGCCATAAGCGGCACCGCCCAAGGTGCGGGCCAGCACTTGCGCATCGGACTGGCGCAGCGAATCGCCGGCCAGGTCGCTTTGGGTGCGCTTGATCAGCACCGGCAGCGAAGGGGTTTCAAACGGCATAGATCACCTGCCAACTGTTATCGGGGTTGATGTCCAGACGTTCACCGTCGGCCAGGGTCAGGACCGTGCGCAGGTTCAGGCGCTGGGCGTCGAGGCGTTCGCTGATGATGTCGATGGCGCTGCAATGGCCGTCGTCGATCAGCCATTGCAAGGCTTCGCGGGCATAAAACTCGGCGTCCATCTGGGTCTGTCGGGTCAGCTTGACCCGACGCAACAGCCACAGACGCGAGCCGATGCGATCGTCGGCAACGGTGGGAAAAGTGTCGCCCCACCAGCCGTAGCGCTCTTCATCGTCGAGGGCGTCGTCATCGGCGGCGCGACGCCAGCTGAACAGGCTGATGAGCACGGCGCGGGTCAGCGCGGCGTGGAGGTTCTGGCTGATAAACATCACTTGCCTCCTGCCGGTGCGCCGGTCTGGCCGTTGCCAGCCTGCACGCCGACGTGCACGTGTTTGATCTGGCTGATGCCGCCGGCGAGTTGATCGCCGGTGGACACGATCTTGCCGGTCTGGTTGATCACCGGCGTATCGAAGTTCACAGCGGTACTGGCGCGGATGTTCAGCGTGGCGGTTTCGATGTCGATGATCCGCCCGCGCTTGAAGTGAATTTTGTCGCCCTCGTCGGTGTAGATCGCCACTTCGCCACTGGCGAGCGATTGCAGGCGGTAGCGACGATCGGCGACCACCAGGGCGATAGCGTGGGAACGGTCACCGCCCAGAAATGTGACGACACCTTCGGCGCCGGGCAGCGGGTTGCTGGTGAAGCCGTAAGGTTCGAAGTGTTCGAGGTCATCGTTGACTTCGCCGGCGGTAAGGCGCATTTGCAGCGATTGCAGCTTGGATGCCGAATTGGCGAGCACGACAGTGCCGCGCGCCAGCAGGCGTGTCAGTAGGCTCATGGGGTGTCCTTCAAAAAGTGGCCCGAATGGGATCAATGTGGGAGCGAGCCTGCTCGCGAATGCGCTGGGTCAGGCACTGTGATGCTGAGGCTGCCGACGCTTTCGCG